TTACCAAACAGCCGGAAGAAAATAGAATTTTCCACCATCCGGAACTTTAGAACTCAGCGGTGTACCCGGAAGTTCGAGTTTGATATTTTTCCTGTCCGTTTTTATATTCGCCAGAATATCGGCAAACCCGGTACGTTTGATATAATGGACTACCTGATAATTGTTTTTTGGGAGTGACGCCATAGATGCGGCTTTATTCACCGCGTCTTCAAAATAACCTACCGCATCCACAAGGCCGTATTTAAGAGCCTGTCTACCGGAGAGGATTCTGCCGTCTCCGAGTTCAGTGTCTCTGATCTGCGCCACAGTAAGCTTTGGGCGTCCGTCGGCAACATGCTGCACAAAATCCGAATAGACTTCTTCTATGAATTTTTTTATTATCCGCACCTCTTCCTCGGTTCTCGGGCGCGCGCCGTTAAGCAGATCTTTCATCGGCCCTGATGTATATGTTTCAGCCTTGAGTCCCACCTTTTTAAGCAGCTCGACATAGTTGTACGACTGAACTATGACACCAATACTTCCGGTAGTGGTCAGCTTGTTAGCTATTATATAATCGGAAGCAACCGCCACATAAACCCCTCCGCTTGCGGCAACCGCTCCCATGGAAGCGACCACGGGTTTGCCGGTTTTTCGTCTAAGCTCAACTATTTCGTGATAAATTTTATCCGCGGCCGTCACTTCACCTCCCGGAGTATTGAGTCTCAAAATAACAGCCTTGACCGCTTTATCCGCCGCTGCGGCTCTAAGCTGTGCAATAATAAAATCAGCGTTTGCAATCCGGTCTCCCCATGAACCGTCAAAATCGGAAATTACACCTGTAACATCGATTACTGCAATTTTATTTGAGGAAAGCGCTGTCCCGGACTCAAATGACTCGGTAAATTTATGATGTGAGGAGAGAACACCTCCAGAATTCCCGGAAAACAGCGCGGCTATTATCGCCAGAAAAAGCAATCCAACTCCACCAATTACAATAAAAAGAAAACTCCCAAGCAACCACCAGAAACAACCGCTTCGTCTCTTTTTATCTTTTCGATCCGACAAATGACGCGAAGCGATCCTGTCAGTCTCATTCGAACTCATCATGCCGTCGTTTTCCTGAATATCCATAAAAACTCCTTGCTTAATAATTAACATCGACTGTACAATCCGGAAAATTACAGGAATATACCCCTTTCGTGCTTCAATAGCAATAAAAGTAGACAATTTTCTTGAAAACATTGTTTGCAAAAATAACGGCAAGGTGCATATTTACCCTGCGGAATTTTATTCTTCAGTGTGCGCCCATAGCTCAGCTGGTAGAGCAAGTGACTCTTAATCACTGGGTCGAAGGTTCGAGTCCTTCTGGGCGTACCAGCCTTCGCTCGTAATAAAATGAAGAGAGAAGGCTGTTGTAGTTTGACGGTTGGTTTTCTTACGGTTTTACAAAAGTTTTATTATTCGCTTTATTTTTGACTGATATCCTTTGAAAAATAATTTTACAAAAGTTTTAACATTATCTTGTTTTTATATTACATTATCACGTCAAAAAAGTTTTACAAAAGTTTTCATAGTTATTCGAAATCTTCAAATGAAAATTGATTCCTCCAGAGTTTTTCCCGCATGATTACGAGTTTGATCCCGGAAGCTATTACGCGTTCGAAATAATCTGTGAGTTTTTCATTTTTCTCGCGTGGCGACGTCATGGATTCAGCTTGGTCGATAAGGCCGTCGAGTTGTTCGCTGGAGAGAGTACGGTATGATGATACGCCCTGGATCAGTTCGAGAGTTTCCGGATCGGTATCTGTGGCGGGATTGATTTTATAGACATCCACATCCACCTGGAATGATTCCGGCGCGCGTTTGGCATATTTATATTTGAAACATAGTCTATGTGTCTCATCGGTATGAAGAGATGTTTGAACGGTTTTTTTTGTACGTAATTCTAGCATGATAAACCTCCTATGAGAGTGTTATGGTTCCGGATCGGACAACGCCGTCGGAACCTTTGAGTTTAAATGTGAGAGTGGTGTTTGATGTTTTCTCGACAACGAGATCGCCGTTATTGTTCGGGGTGATGGAACTGTCGGTGATCATCAGCACGCCGTCATTGTCCGGGCGTTTCTGGGTGCGCTGGGTGGCGGGAGTAATGATGGAGAGGTCTTCAATAACTTTTGTAGTGTTGTTAGAGGGATCATAAAGGATGTTTTTAAATGAGCAGCCGGAAAAATCAGCACTACCAGCGTTTGATGATTTATTACTTTCCGGGTCAATATCGCTACAATTTTTATAAGCTACCCATGATTGATATATATAATTACCTGCCACAGATTGACAATTATCTATGCCATTCCCGCAGCGATAAGCAAAATTACCTAAAACATTATATGATGCTAAAGCTAATGTATAAAAATACTCGGTTTTACAATTTGTTACATTATAACAATTAGCACATAATTTACCTTTACCGTAAGTGCCACCGTTAGCTGATGTATTATAACCCGCACAATTATCAACATCACAGTACGCAATCATTGCTCCTTGGGACCCGACGACATCTTCAAAAACAACATTTCTGACCTGTGTGCGTTTACCCCATGGAGTTGGTATAGTTCCTTTTATAGCATAATAATTACTTGATGTACCATAATTCTTTATCTTAAAGTTTCTAACTATACAATCTGTTGACGGGACAATTATAAAATCCTGGATATTACCATTGGAGCCGCAATCAGCATCAATGGATGATGCGGCCGGCGATATGCCGTCAATGAGTTTGACATTTGCGTGTACGTTGAACGGGTTGGCCTCGTTGTCGGTGCAGGTGTAATCGCCGATGATTCCTACCTTTGAGTATGTGCCGGATTCGAGAGCGGGAACGAGGTCTGCCCAATCGCCGGAATTTACGATAATATCATAAATTTTGTCCTGTTTGAGAGCGATAGCGGCAGCCTGCGCTGTGGATACCGGTTTGTCGTCGTCAGAGGTGTTGTCCACATCACCGAGTCCGACCTGCGCTTTTGTATAGTCGCCGGATTGCGCTGTGACAGCGCCCGAGCGGCCGAAAACGGATGTCACGCCGCCGCCGGTCTGAGTAACGCCCATGACAACGGCCTGGATGTTTATTGTGATTTTATCTTCGGTTATTACACACTGTATTGAATCGCAACTCATGACGTAATCTCCTGAAGGATGCTGAATGTTGATTTTGCAAGAGTCGCGACATCTCCGGCGGCGTCGGTCATCTGGATATCGAAATAATACTCGCCGGTATCAATGTCGGTATCGTCGGGTTCTAGTTCGATTGTCGCCTCTCCCGCGGTAGGATCGGAGAGAGTTGCCGTTTTGGTGATAATAGCGGAAAGCGAGGGTGATTTTTTGACGGTGAGGACGATTGTCGCTCCTGTGATATCCACGCGCGCCGGATCGACAACCACGGACGTGGATTTGGCATCGAATGTCCAGTCGATCGTATCAGAGACTGTAAACGTATAAATATTGTTAGCCTCAGTCCATGCGGAATACGCTATGGTCTGGGTCTGCTGAGCCGCGTTGGTCAGGACAAGGTGCCCGGACTGCGGCGGCGGGGTTGGATAGATTGTGGGATTGATTTCAACCTTGATTTCCGTTGCCGCGCCAGCCGCCAGAGCGGTATTGAGAGTGCCTGCCACCGTGGGGCCGTCTTTACGGATAGTCAGCCTGACAGTCCGGGAATCGCCCTTGTAAATATCTGATATTATTTTACTCATATTTTATCCTCGCCATTGAAAATACTAGCAGAACATTCAAACGAATCGAGTGCGTTGATTTCATTATCGGGTAGTTTGATTTTATTTAATTCGTCCGGATTGATTTTAAAATTATCACGGGACTCGAACCAGTTGATCAAGGCGTCAGCATTTTTAACTTCTTTCAAGAGTTCTTGTTTCATTACCGGAGGGAGCGAGTTGATCATTTCATATGAAGATTCTGAAATTCTGCCGCTGGATACATAATCGACGGCAATTTTTTCGCGTGCTTTTGTATGCCACATTTCAAGCTCAAGGCGCTGTTTGACATCATCTGTGAGTTTCCCATGTTTACCAACGAGTTTGTTATAGAGCATCAGGGCAAAGCGGTAAAAATTTTCGAGTTCGCGCTTGGTTTCGACCAAGATTCGATCGGATTCTTCAGATTGAGCCTGTTTACGAAAAAGTTCGACTTCCAGCAGTTCACGTTCCAGCGTATCAGAACAGTTTTTTATATCTCGTTTGAGAATTTTTATCTCGGTATCAAGTTTGCGATTATCGCAAACACATTCGCGCAATCCGCGAGTACGCTTATATAACTCACGCAAAGCCTGTTTATATTGGCCATATAGAGTCGAGCCACCTGTACGGGTTATGACAAACGCCGCATGCTGGAATTCTGTCATATATAGAGAATGATCAGATAGCAATTCATTAATATTCATAAAAAACCTCCTAATTAATATGTAATAGTCGAAGCCGCCAATTTATAACGTGCTGGAGTGGGCATATTGGTTTTACTTGTCCAACTATCTCCGGTCGGTTCATATTCATCGCAGTCTTGTAAAATAGACGGAGAGTAACCACCAAAAACATAAACCTTTGAATCTATGACGGAGCATGCAAACATATCTCGCGCCGGAGTAGGCATATTGGTTTTACTTGCCCAACTGTTCCCACTCGGGTCGTATTCATCACAATCCTGTAAATAATTTGAACCGTCATAACCACCGACCACATATCCCTTAGAAGCAATAGTCGCCGCGACCGGCATATTACGCCCTGGAGACGGCATATCAGCTTTACTCGCCCAACTGTTCCCACTCGGGTCGTATTCATCACAATCCAGCAAACGCGTTCCTCCATAACCCGCATAAACATATCCCTTAACACTAATTGTAGAAGCTGCGAAATAAGCCCGAGCCGGAGACGGCATATCCGTCTTGTTCGCCCAACTGTTTCCAGATGCATCAAATTCATCGCAATCAGACAAATACGATCCGTTGTATCCGCCATACACATACCCTTTTGAATTGATAGTTGAAGCGGCCAATCTAGTTCTGCCAGGAGTAGGTATATCTGTTTTATTCGCCCAACTGTTTCCATCCGGATCATACTCATCACAGTCCTGAAAGTAATTTGAACTATCATCACCGCCATAGACATAACCTTTAGAGCCGATAGTTGAAGCTGCCAAATCCTGTCTGGCAGGAGTTGGCATATCGCTCTTATTCGTCCAGCTATCTCCGACTGAGTCGTATTCATCGCAGTCTTGCAATTTATTTGAACCGTCATATCCTCCGTAAACAAAGGCGCGAGTGACCGGAGTATTATCAACTGTCAATATACTATCAATATCGTAATCAAATGTTCGTATCATTTTCAATCTCCCATGTTACGCCGATGATTCATCGTCGGCAATAAATATATTAACTTTTTCTAGACTTGACATCATTTTAAGTTTGTCATATTTTTCAAGGACAAGTTTTTTTGGCAATTCGAGATAGCTATCCGCTTTAGTAATTTCAACCAGGATAACGGCTTTAGCAACATCATACTGATTGGTGATATACAAAACTATATAGGCTGATGAATCCTCTGTGTTTGAAATAACCCCACCGATAGTTATGTTTTCATCTTCAGTGGACTGAAATACTTCCAGAGGTTCTGAGCATTTGACGAATCCGGCACCATTGCCATCGGGATCCGCAGTGGCTGAATTGAGGCGCACATAAATAGTGTCACGTCCAAGGCTGTCATTATCGCCCCATGCCCATTCGCCAGCGCTGAGTGAGCCAAGAGTCCCCTTTGTGAGATCGCTTCCATTTTCCTGAACATTCAGAGGTTCCACAGGCACATCAGTTTGGTTGTAATAATACTCGTTTGTTCCACTCCCGGATACAGTCCAAAAATCAGAGGAACCATCAACCAAACTTTTGAATGGGAATTCATTTTTATAATGCTGTTTTAACATATCAATTCTCCTGTTTATTTATCCAAATATAATAGCGTAACGTTTAGCTTCCGCTTTGCTTGCTTTTGTTTCGATATTCGCTGCGTTAGATGCGATATCCGATTTATTTTGCTGCACCTGTGACGCAGCGGTCACGGCATCATCGAAATTGGTTATTTCACTTGCATTATGATTATGAGATGCATTAGCGAAATCCGCGGCTTTTTTTCCGGAATCCTTGAGGTTTCCGGAAGAATCAAGCGCCGCGAAATTGTCGGCCGTGGATCCGGAAACCTTGTCGGCTTTTCCGGCGATAGTTGATGCCGGAATTCCCGAATCTTTGACTTGACCTTCAGCATCGAAACTTGCGAGATTGTTTTCTGAGGCGGAATCCACAATATCCTGTTTATGGTCAAGCAAAGCATTAATAGCGGAACTGAGCATATATTGTGAAATTGTATCTTCCGGGGGGAGCGCGGTACCGGCGACAATCGCGCCGCGCAAAGTAACAGCGAACTGCACGGTTATTCCCGGCAGGGAAGAACCGGATTTCCATCCCTTGAGTTCGGCAGTGGCTTCGGCTGAGGATTGCGAGTTCAGTATTGCCAGAAACCTGGTTGTATTGGTGGTCATTGTAAATGACAGAGTATTTCCGGAAAGGGAGAATCCAGAATTTACCAGTATAGCGGAAGTGGTGTCGTCAGTCCAGTCGTTATCAACGGCGAACTGCCAGGAAACAAAGTCGGAAAGTTCCGTTTCTTCGTATGGAGTCATTGTGGCGTCGTTGTGATAAAACTCCAACTCCACTGGAATCTCCATGCCGTAATGTATAGAGGGATCGGCACCGGCGACGCGCAAATCTTCCGAGAGCACCTCGTCAATTTCGCCTTTTCGTATTTTAATAATCATCAAAATATCTCCTGTTATTCCTTATATGCAATGTATTAAGTGGCGGCCGGCACCGGATAAATATCCGAGTCGATTTCCCTGCTGTTCAAATATGATGTACGCAGCACCCACACTCCGTTTTCCTTGCGAAGGGATGATCCGGACTGAAGCCATACTCCGTCTCTGTTGAATGTATTAGGAGGTGTTTGCGGTGTTCCGTCTTTGTCCATCGTTTTAGTGAGTGATAATTCATTACGCGAAGAACGCACCGCTTTTACTTCCGGAGAGAATGACTTAAAAAATTCCACACCGGGTTTTGTGGCGGCTTCTGTCACATACCAGCCTGTCGGCACCGGATCTCCATGTCTGATCCATTTGTATGCGTGTGCATATTCAGAGGGCACCTTGGTATCGGTGGCATCGGCATATCCGCTCCAGGTACTGCCTTCGCCATCCTTGTAAAGGAGGTCGTGATTCCATATAGTGCGGTAATTCGGATGCTGCTCGATGGGCACATCCAGTTCCACATTTTCACATTCGATTGTTTCCTCCACGTTAGCGGTATCGGAAGGGCTGCCGGTGGAATACACCAGTGTAATCCTGGCGGAAAGTGCTCCGCGCATAACCTCCACTTTGCGGCTTTTAAGCACGAGGTTTGTAAATCTTGAAAACCATTTGTACCTATCATCATAGAAGCGGGTGTCATAATCCGGCACGGATATATCGTTTATCGGCTGCACATACTGCAGTTCGATAGATTCCTGTCCCCACTCGCCGGAAAATCTGGGATATCCCGGCTGTGGCACGTAATCAATATTGCCTATGAGTTTTGCCATTTTCCTATGCTACCTTTTCCAAATGATAAACAATAGATCCCCAGCCACTGCCTCCGAACGAATACCAGAACGGTATATTCCCGGCCGGAAGCACAAAATCCTTGTATTTTCCTCTATATGTTTTCTCCGCATCGAATATGGAAGAAAATCCATAATTGACACCAACTCCGCCAGCAGGCTGCGGGAACCCCGGAAGGACTCTGTCCGGATCGGCGTGATTTGGTAAAAAAACAGAATCGTCGCCCCATGAAAAAACATAAACTCCACCATAGTGCGATCCTCCGCTAACTGAATATGTGCTGTAAAGCCAGTTACGATATTGCAGCGGGGCCACCGCGCCATATAGATAAGTGATTCTGTAAGTTCCGGCGGCCGGAATCTTCAAAATATACGGATTAGATAATGTATGAGCTAAATTTGATAAAATTATACAATCTTTTGCATCGACCGCGGCGCCTCTCAAAACGGTAATCTTACCGGCGTGTTCAGTTAATGTGTACGGCCCCTTTGACGACACCGGATGATCAAAATTTATCATTGCATCTGTGTTGTGAATATAAATCATGATATATTTTCCGTATAAATCCAACCATACATCACGCCATAATGTTCTTGCGTGAACCCTGTTATCACACCATCTTTATATGTAACGCGTCCTATTAATCCTTTAAATTCGCCCGCCGTATAATTGAAATTCGTTGCAAATACCAGAGTGGGCGCATTAATAACCCCTGCTGAAACGTCCGCATGCAGGTAAATATATCCATTATCATTAACGCTTAAGCTGTTTTTGGAGATAGTAAACATTTTATTGTTTATTAAAGCTATTCCGGCATTTACGGCGTCATCATAATCAGATGCTTCGAAAGAATCGTGAATTGTTATATTCGAACCGGATTTGGATAATTTAAAATAGCCGTCATAAATACCGCCGTTTTCGTTTTCCGCGCCGCTTCCGGAGGGTCTGACGCTCATTGTGGCTCCGGAGCGGTATGTTGTTTTTCCGTCGCCGCGTGGGGTTTCCATGGCGTATTTCACGCATGCCAGGAGTTTGCGTATCCATGACGCGCTGATTACATCCACGTCTTTATTCGGCACTGCCGGCAATGATGGTTTCATGCTGTCTCCTATGCGAGTTTGTATTCCACTTTAGGTTCGAGTTTTTCGAGTATCCGCTGCAGCAGGGTGTTGCGTTTCTGATCCACGGATTTTACTTGCGGGCCGAAATTATAGAGGCCGATCTTCGCCAGGCGATCCACGCTTGTGCGTTCGGCGGAAGTTGCGAACTTCGCGGAAGTTGCGGAAGTCGCGGATTTTGCTTTCGCGGCCTTCACTGCGGCGTCGACCATAGCTGGAAATGCGATCTTCGCGGATTCCGTTTTGTCTTTTCCGGCTTTCGCTTCGCTCTCTTTGGTCATGTTATCCAAGAGTTTGATCACCTTTCCGGCGGCTTTGTCTATGGCGCTGTTTTTGGCGTCAGCGCGCGCCGCGGCTTCCGTAAACGCTTTGCCGGTGAAAACGCGCTCCTTCAACCCCTGGGCCACGGAGATATCGTTTGAACCGGATTTCTGCATATCTTCGACCCAACCGGGTTTCCGGACAAGTTCCACACCGCCCTTGCCGAATTTAGCCATAACCCAGTTATATGCTTTGAGGATACCGTTCACCATGCCGTAAAAACCGCTCACAATACCGGATACAGCGAGTTTGGCGGCTCCGGTGATCAAATTAAAATTCGCCATCGCGTTTTCCGCCAGCATCTGGAAAACAGCCTTGCCGCCCTCCCAGAGATTATTAAACGTTTTCAATATTCCGGATAAAGCCGTTATCCCTGTTTTGCCGACATCCACCAACCACTTCACCAGGCTGCCGTCGCTGGTCATAGCCGTGAGTTTGTCCGCCATTTTAATCAGGTATCCGAATCCGGCTTTGAGCAGCGGCGTAAGTTTTTCGCCGAGCATTGAGGCGAAATACTGCAGTTTGCCGATAATAGTCGACCACATACCACCGGCGGTTTTACTCTGTTTTTCCATCATATTCGCGAAGATGCCTCCGGCTGAAGTCATCTGTTTGAAAGCGGCGTTAATCACATCGGATGTCAGCTGGCCTTTTTCGGCCATTTTGTAAATTTCCTTCGCGCTCACACCGTAAGCTTTCGCCAATGTCTTCACTATCGGGATACCGGCTTCGGCCATCTGGTTCAGAGCTTCCGTGTCGGCTTTTCCTTTGCTCATCACTTTGCCGATGATGCCGGAAAGCTCGGTAAAATCCTTTCCGGAGCCAGCCGCCACGTCGCCGACTGTTTTTAAAGTGCCCTGCAGCTTTTCAGCTGAGAGCCCGTAGGCCAGAAGAGTTTTGCCGGCGCGGATCACTTCGTCATTTGTGAACGGAGTCACGTTGGCGAATTTATTCAGTCCGGCGAGCACCTGGTTGCCTTTGGCCGCGTCACCGAGCATAGTCTGGAACCGCACCCTGGTCTGCTCCATTTTCACGCCGAGTTTCAGAATTGCCGCGGTTCCGAAAGCGGCTCCGGCCGCCAGTCCGGTACCGAGAGCGGCGACGCCGAATTTCCCGAGGGTGTTGAGCTTGCTTCTTAAACCGGCGAGAGAACCTTTCATTTTTCCGAGCAGCGCATGGGTTTTGCGAAGTCCGCGCGAAGGGCCCGCGGGCTCTTTGCCGATACCATGCAGGCCTTTTTCCACCTGTCGCACTCCCCGGAGGGCGTTCGCCACGTCTGCTCTCAATTTAATTTCCAGTGTGTTGCTCATTTCTCAAACTCGTTTCTCAAATCCTCGATATTGTCCAGCATCATATTCCGCAGTTCGCTTTCTTCCGGCAGCAGAGTCAAATCCCTGCTCACCTCCTCGCCGTTGTATATGGCGATTTCATCCAGATACACGTTCAGCCTTTCCCAGGGGAGCGCGAAGATCGCGTCTTCGCTCCAGCCGTAGTTCGCCGCGACCGCGTTGACGATCCGGCTCCACCAGAACGGCCGGAGCCCTCCGGCTTTGGGGCGTCGTCATCATCTCCTTCCGGTGTTTCTCCGGAATCGCCTTCGTCCTTGTGCAGCACCGGATTCCAGAGCGTTTCCAGAATATCGTTCACATCGTCTTCCGACAGTCCTTTTTCGATGATAAACGCATACGCCTTATCCACGATGTCGCCGTTCGATATCGCGGGCATAGCCACATTGCGTACATCCTCCTGATCCAGCGAGCACGCGTATACCAGGCAAACGCCGAAGTCCGCGAGACTCGCGAATCCGTTGACCGCCATTTTCAGGCGGTTGTAAAACCAGATCGCGGCGAAAGTAGGCTTATAAAAGCGGATGCCGGAGCGTTCTATCACATCCGGAGCGTAATCCGCCTGGACGGCCTGATCTTCTTTTGCTTTCGCGACTTTCGCGATCTGTCTGTTTATTTTTTCTTTGGCTCCCACGTCCATCACTCCTCATTTTTCAATTGTTTACGATACGGTCACATTGGGATAGTAATATCCGTTCACACTCCATCCGGTGACTTTGCCTTTGGATATTTTCCTGCTGGCGCCGTCAACGATAAATGAGATTGTATCCGAATCCAGGGTCTTGATTGTAATTTCTTTTCCGATGATGTCGCTGAGAGTCAGCTTCGGCGGATCGGTCGCCTGCGCGGCCGCCAGCGGGGTGTAATCGGCGCTGACCTTCTGCCGGATATCGGAGTAGATCAACCCTTTTGTGTCACCGTCGCCGTTTTTCACTTCTTCTTTTTCCGCCTCGTCGTCGATGGATATGTTTTCGGCATATCCCCATGTTTCATCCACGGTACCCCATCCGAGCACCGCCACGCCTACCTGTTTTTCAGCCATGATTTTTTCTCCTTATGTGTATTTTATAATTTCCGTAGCCTTCAGTTCCACGACGAACGAAGCCGACCTGTCATCAGTTTCCAGCGGCTCCCATCCCTGCAGCTCGTAATGCACTCCGTTTATTTCCGGGAAAACAGGGGCGGCATTGCCGGAAACTACGGGTATGAAAGGGCCCGCTGCAGCTTCGGCCAGAGCCCATACCGTATCCGCGGTATCATGCCTGGAGCGCTTGAATTTCGCGAACACCACTATCGCCACCGTGAATACCCGGATCAGGGCGTCCTTTTCATATTTGCCGCTGCCGATGCATACCACAGCCTTGGGAACTTTCGCGATTGTTTTCGCGTGATCCATCAGCTGCCGGTAATTGTCCAGCGCCACCCAGGTAACGGATTCGAACGTGTCGGTCTTCTCCAAGAGAGTCACCACGTCGTCCGCTATACTTGTCAATTCCTGATACGGCATAATATTGTTTCCTATGACGCCGCGAAATGTTTTTCCGCTGTTTTAATTCCTATGCTTACGACTTCTCTGTCCGTCGGCCACCACGGTTCGGCTTTCTGTTCCACGCTTACCCGCAGGGCGTAAAGGGCACGGAATTTCCCGTTTCTGGAATATCCCAGAATGCCTTTACCTTCTCCGCCGATCCGGAAGAGCTTTCTGTCGCCTCCGGATAGTTCCGAAACCCGTTTGCCTTTCGCTTCCGGAGCTATCGGAATTGTCAGGGCTTTTGCGTGTTTCGCGCGGATGATCCCGCCGAACTGTTTATGCACGGCTTTGGGATCGTCGGTGTAAACCACGGCGCCGTCGTTCGACACACGGAACACTCTCACGCTGCCGGCGATGTCGATTTCCCAGAACCCGCCTCCGGAGCCTTTTTTCACGGCGTTTTCTCTTGCGAGTCTCGCGACTTTCGAAGACCACTCGGCAAAGAACGCGCGTTTTTCCGTCAGCTGTTTTATCAGCCTTTCAAGTTCGGGAGTCGCGCTGTCTGTGGAAATTACCGGCCTCATAACACACCTCACCATCCCGCCAGATCGTCTCTGGTCAATACTGGGTCTGAACAATCCACCAGCGAAGTGTTCGCCGAGTCGCTAAGTTCCGAAGCGGCGAGTGTCCGTGATCCGTCCGCGTACATATCCAGCAGTTTGCGCACTCTTTCGCACCGCTTGGCCACAGATTCCGGCACTTCCACGGCGTCGCCTCTGCACCAGGCCAGTTCCTCGCACAGAGTCAGCGCCCAGGATCGCAGCAGCGGCAGAACAGCCGAAGCGGTCACCGGCACGGAATACCGGTTCCCCAGAGCGCCGTCTATTTCGGCGGAAACGGCTGTCAGATCGTCTTCGGCCAGCTCGTCGTCCACGGCCGAGCCGTTGTAATAAAGCTCGTTGTAAACGTCTTTGAGCCGGTCTTTCAGTTCATCCACTGTGGCGTACATATATCCTCCGGTGGTTCGGGGCATCCCGGAGGATGCCCGTCACGTTATCCACGTCTATGCGGTTCCGTCACTGTAATAAGCGAGAGGCGGAAGAGTCAGAGCCGCGGCGCCGCGGTAATGCAGACCGTATTCGTTCTGATTCTTGTTTTTAACGCATTCTGCCTGGTCGGTGTCCCAGCGTGTCAGTGATCCCTCTTTGCGCTTCTGCACTATCACTGGCTTGATCACGCCGTTGCTCTGCATCAGGAACCATTTATTCGCATGGTCGCCTACAAGCTTGGGATGCACCATATACTCACATAGTCCGCGATTGGGATTTTCAGTCGCAACATCGCTGGTACCGCCGGCGGTAACCTTATTCTGGGCTTTCAGAATTTCGAATGCCGTTTCGCGGTTGGATGGCCCGCAGATCAGCAGATCAGGGACGATTTCCAACGGTTCGTTGTTATGCGCCTTATAGCTCATCATGGCGGTGTAAGCGGCGTTGAACGCAGCGGCTGAAAGAGGAGCCGTGCCTTTGTTGTTGATCGTGTTTTTCCCGAACTTGCGGTTTGTCACAAAAAACGCTTTTCCATCAAGCCATGTTCCATTATCCAGCAGAGCGTTTATCGCGAGTTTGGGCCATAACCCTTTTGCGTCGGCGCCCATTTTCTGGAACATAGGCGTGTAGATCCCGAGAGCGTCGTCTTCGATATCGTTGCGTTTTACAGCGATGGTGTGCTCGTAATCGTCGTTTGTAACCTGAAGCACCTTGCCTTCCAGATTCTGCACCTGGCGAGGCCCGATCCATTTTCTCATGGTCGAGAGCAGTATCAGCATGGGATACTTTTCAATTGCGGTTGTGCTTGACACGATGGTGCAGAACTTTTCGAACGGCAGCACTGCCATCGCGAAACCCTCCATCAAAGCTGTTTTGAATCCCGTAAAGAGGGAATCAAGATTTCCACGGTTGATTAACATTTTTCAAATCTCCTTTTTTGTGCGGTGATAATGTCCCGCGTTAACGTTCAAAAAAAACTGTTTGCCGGGTTTGTCCCCCCGGCGGGGGAGTTGTCTTATCAGAGACGCGATAAATCGCGTCTTTACTGCCTGGATCTCCGATCAGCTGTTACGCGTCGTTCTTGACCCAGCTTGTCCAGTCTTTGGGTTTGTTCAGGGCTTTCCATACTCCGTCGGAAAGGCAGCCGAACCATACGATGTCGGACACCGCGTCCACGGTGTTGTCAACCTGTTTGCCCGCCGCGCAGTCTCCGTCGCTTGCCTCGATGGTTTCTCCGGAAGCCGCCTGGACGCTCACGTCGTCTCCGGCCGTGGCGCTTTTGCGGAACACGCCGAATTTCATGCCGGCCACACCGGCAGGACAGGTCAGTTCCACAGCGCCGCCGCCATTGCCGTCCATCGCGAGCACAGTACGGCCTTCAAAGGCTATCGCTGATGTCAGAGTGTAGTTCGCGGTTTTCGCGGCGTATTTCACGGGCACCATTGTTTCAGCGAGAGCGAGTGCGGCGGGAGTCTGGTCAACCCATACGCCGTCGTCGTCGATGTCATGCACGATACCGGCCGCCACGAAGTTTGTGGTTACTCCGGCCACAGTGTTGTCGTCTTCCACGAAACACGCCTTGCCGATCGCGCTGCGGGGCACCGGATTGGAAGATGAATTTTCATAGCGGAAAATACCGCGTTCCACTTCCACGCTTTCTCCGTCGTCGGTGTTGTCCACGTCTTCGACAACGCGGCCCACCACTTTCAATCCCGCCGTGTCGGAAGCCATCTGCGCTTCGTCCGCGTAATCCCGGGCGGCCATGCCCCCGGCGTACATTTTTTCAGATGCCAGAACCGCCAGCAGAGCCACGAGATTTTCACCCGCCAGCTCCGGTGTGTTTCTGCTTTCGGTCAACTGTGTCATTTTTTTCTCCTGTTTGATTTTTACAATTTCAAAAACTTTCCAACTTCAGAATTCCAGAATTCCAGAACTTCAGAACTTTAGAACTTCAGAACTCTCTTATTCTCCCTTTTTTGTTTTCAGCATTTCTTCCGGGTCGATTCCCAGTTTCGCCGCCACCTCTCTGTCCTCTTCGGTAAGTGCCACCGTGTCCGGTGTTTCAAGCTGTTTTCTGTCAAGGGCGTTTACTGGTGCGACTACTGGCGCATTTTTTAAGAACGCCGCCAGAGCGACTGAATCCATTTCTTTCATCCAATCCGAATTGATCTGTTTTTCGACCAGTTTACCCTCTGACTTGCCCTGTTCTATCAGCTTGGCCTTGCGGTCGTTTTCAGCCGCTAATTCAAGAGCGTCCACACGCAGCTTCAGTTTGTCCGCGTCAGTCGCTTTTTCCACAATGCCCCTGATCGCGCCCTCCGCGGCGTTCAAGTCCGCTCCCTCTCCAAGTGCGAGAACATCCGAAACATTGCCCAGAAACGCGTCAGAGGCCTGTTTAGAGGCACGTAATTCACCGAGCTCTGTTTTCAGTCCGTTAAGCTTTTCCACAACGCCTTCCGGCGCCTCGTCGTTTTCCCCCAGGGAAAGGGCGTCCATTCCCAGGAGACCTGCAATTGCGATCAACAGTTTGTTCATACCGTTTTTCTCCTTTGTTGAGGCGGAGGTGATTCCGCCCGTGTTTATTGTTGATTTATTTTCAGCCGACGCCGCGATGGCGTCGATTCTGCGTGTAAGTTCGTTTATGTTTTCGGCCGGTTCGGCGGCGGCCGCCAGCGATTCCAGGTTTGTCATAGCCGGCACGTTCTCCATTGTCACGGAGGTTACCCGGAACCTGCCGTCGCTCAATCCCCTGATCACCGGCGAGAAGTAGCGGAAAGTTCCCTCCGCCATCATCTTTCTCGCGATCGGCACATATTCAACATTGGTTATCCAGAGACCGTCTTCGCGTTTTTCCAGATCCCCGAAGCCGAAAGTGCCGCGTCCGTCCGGGAGCACGTTCAGCACTTCCTCTTCCGTCACGCCGTAATGCTCCGCCAGCCGGTAGAGGAAATGGTGCGAGTCCAGCGGTATCCGGTTCCCTTTGTCGCGGAAATGCGCTATGATCATATCAAACACATCCCCGGAAAAATCCAGATAGTATTTTTCGCCGTTTTTGTAAAGCTCGTTTTTTCCGTATTTGAAAATTCTCCAGGCTATGGGGATATCTTCGGAATCGCGCTCCACGGCGGCGATACCGCGGATATCGAATTCCCCCAGCGCGACGGCGTCGCAGCCTTCCCGCGCCCGCTTTGCGAGCGCCTCGCGCAAATCTTTTATTCCATTCGGCATATTAAAAAAATCCTCCATGTTGTTTGTTTTATTGAAACCTCACTTAAGAGGCTTGACTTTTCATCTTTTCTGTGTTATAATCGTTTTTACACTTTGATGATGCCGGGTGTGGCGCAATCATCATTGTGCGTGCGCAGGACACCCACTGCACCACGTCCCTATTTTTCAAAACTCTTTACACTTAATCCTCTTCTGGCGTTGTTAATTCCACCTAAGCCGCGGATGAAATACGTTCTCGCCTCTCCGTTTTCCGTTACCGCAACCAGGCATCCCTCCAATCCGCCGGTTTTTTTCTTAAAAATTTTCAGATACCTGACCTGTGTTTCCTGATCCCATCTTTCATTCGCTTCTTTTACGGTCAGGATAGCCGCGTTGATTTTCGCGAGCCTGCTGTTTATTTCCTTCTCGCTTGCTTTTTTATCTTCATTCCAATGTTTCAACACCGCGTCGCCGAGCAAAACTTTCTTTCCATCCGGAGCGGTAAGTTTCAGCCCTGTATTCAACATTTTTTCCGCTTCGCCAGGGATTACCTGCGGAGGTACCGGAGCGGCTTTCCATGTTTTTGCCGACGCCAGCCCCAACCGTTCCCAGGTTTTGTAATTTTTCGGGCTGAATTTTATAATTTCATTTATTTTTGATATCTGATCGCCGAAGACGACTTCCGCCTCTTCCGCGACGGCGCGGCGGAATCTGACATTTTGAATCCTCTCAAGATCATATTCCCCGAACGGGGCGGCGGAGTCGAACACGAACCCGCTTTCAGGAGGCTCGATCCTGAAACCGCCGTTTCTGTTTTTCAGCGTCCAGGTGTCCTGTTCCAGATTTACCGGAGCCGCTTCGCTTACGCCGCCGAATTCTTTTGCTTCCTCTTCGTCCCATATCGCTTCCACGCCGCAGCCGCAGTTGAAATCCAGCGGCGGGGTATGAGTGTCCCAGAACGCGTGATCCGCCGGGAGTATCGTATTGTAAAACTTCTTGTGAGCTTCGCGTTTATCGCGTTTCCAGCTTGGCACATAACGCATGTAAGGCGCGCCGAGACGGCGTATTTCTTCCTTTCGTCCTATGGTCGTCGCCATAAGTTTGTTCTGATTGAGAATAAGATTCAGCCGCGCTGTCGACGCTAAATTCGTAACTTTGTGATCGGTTGTTTCATCATCCGTGACCGCGCCGTCCGGAGAATACCCTTCGCCGCGCAGAAACCCTTTCAGCAACGCCCTGGCGCTGTTTTTGTCGATTTTCCCGGAACTGTACTGATCCGAGTAATGACGCAGCCGATCCAGAATCCTGGCCTCCGCGACTTTCGCGGAAAAAAAGGCGTGGGCGCGGACTCTGGCGTCAAAATTACCGGAGAGCGCGATCTCCGCGCTTCCCATGCCGGTGGGCACGTTGACCCTGCTCTTCAGGTAGTTGCCTTTCGCGTTCAGCGCTATGGATGTGTCAGGGGCGCCTGGCATCCGCCACCTCCTTTTTCGCGAGCTTCACAGCTCGTTGTATATCGTCTTCGATGTATCTGTCCAGATCGTCCGCGAACTTCGCGAAAAGCTCTTCCGGATCGTTTTCCAGCATACCCGCCAGATTGTCGAGCCCGTCCGGATCGTCGATGTATTTCTCCATAAAGTCCGCGAACTTCGCGAATAGTTTTTCTGAATCCGCGATATTCGCGGAGTTTGCGGACTTCGCAGATTCCGCTGAAAGCGCGGCTGTATCTCCTTCCACCGCCGACGTAACCGGCGTTTCAGTTCTGCGTGTCAGTTTCATCCCGAATTTCTCGGACATTTCATCCGGATCAGATTCCAGTCCGGCCTCATAAAGAATTTTAACGGTATCGGCGGCCGCTTTCAGGTCTTCCGGCGGTTCGCAATGGAAAACAATCTTCGGCCTTGCCACATTGTCAGGAAGATTGAAATTCGCCCACACGGCGATAAGCTGGGAGTTTACGGTACCTGCGAGCAGGTCGCAGTCCGCTTCGAGAATATCCTGGCGAACGTCGGATTGCGCGTTGTCTTTGCTCAGTCCGCCGCCGTCCGAGGATGTCGCCGTCTGGCCAAGAATTACTTTTGTGATCGCAGCGCCGATATATTCAAGCAGCCTGAAGTAAATGTCTCCGGTGTTGTTGGCGGCCTGCAGCAGATCAAGCTCCACGGATTTCGTGAACACTCCGCCGCCGTTGGGGCCGAAGTTGCGGATCAGAGATTTCAGAGCCGCTCTTTCATTGTTCCAGGATTCCTGATCCACTTTCGCCACCGTGAACGGCATGCCGTAGCGCTCCATGAAACGCAGCAGATCCTTGAAGTCCAGATTGGCGAAGCAGTGCAGCCAGGCCAATGGCCGAATCAGGCCGCCGCGCGCCGGATCACCGCCGCGCCGGCGGTATTTATGCATGATGAATTTGCCAGGAGGCAGCTCCATTCCGTTCGGTTCGCTTTTAGTCACAAGCTTTGGAGAAAAGCCGTCCCGGAAGGTAAAATGCCTTTGATCGATGAAGCTGAAACCGGCTATGCTCTTTCCACCGGGAAGCCAGACGATTTCCGAAGCTGAAAAGCCGGGGAGGAGGGCACTCATCATATCATCAAGCAGGTTTTCGAATGTATCGGTTCCGCCGATACCGGTCGCTTCCAGGACGGCTGAAAAATCTTCCGCCGCTCTCTTGTCCGCGGCGCTGTCGCCGCCGGGTTCTATATCCCATTCTACGCCGAGAACCGCGTTGCGACGGGTTCCCAGGGCGTGGGAAATATCCCAGTTCTTTTCTTCAAGTTCCATCGAGAGACGGCACTGATCCGACGTTTCTCCGGAATTCGCCAGCCGCAGTATTTCATCAATCTTCGACGGCGTCAGGCTCCGGGACACATCCGATGTCAGCCTGTCGTCCGTTTCGGCGATAAAATTCATTCCAGCGCCCGGAGAGGTGATTTTTTCAATCTCTATTTTTCTGCCGTATTGGTCGTATAACATGATCAGTATTTCCACTCGTTGTCGTTGTCTTTATAATCGTCGCTGTTGTCCGGACGATGATACCCGTCTCCGGACGCCGTTTCTTCGCCGCCCCCGGCGGGCTCCATCCTGCAGGGGCCGTATGATTCCAGTGTTTCTCCCGCGAACTTCGCAAGTGCGCAGCTCCAAGCCATGTCACAGTGAGAGTGTTCGTTAAACGGGTTCGGAGTTTCAGTAAAACAAAGCTTTCCGCCGACCGTCGTGTCTTTCCGGATTCCCGCGATATCCGCTCCGATCTCCGGAGGGTCAAGAGGAATTTCCTGGCGGCTCTGTTCAAAAACTTCTATCAGCATATTCCCCAGCACAATTTTCGATGCCGAAAAATTCACAGGAACAAATCGATCCGGGTATTTTGTCTGCAGGTATTCACAGTTCGGGCCTCCGAGTCCGGTTTCATCTCCGGCACCGACGATCCCGTAAAAAGTCTTCATCAACAGGTCTATCAACTTTTTCTGTGACTCGAATTTACAATGTTCAAACGTAATCAGAACGGAAAGCACATAATTATCGCGTGCGACCGCGTCTATCCAGATGGATGCAAGGTCGTGTTTTCTCGCAACGTCATATCCCAGAGCGTAACGTTCCGCTTTCGGCAGCGCGTCGATCCAGAAATCTTTTTCAAGGTACGGCTCGACGCTGGGATCGACAATGTCGCTGACATTCGCGTCACCGATGATATTAAGTCTCAATATGTGATAATTTTTCTTGGCGGCGCTTAAATCATTGCCGCGAACAGCCTGATCTCCGGAAGCCGAATTCGGAATGCACATATATTGCGAATTAAATCCGGAAATTGTCCGGCACCCGTTTTTGATAGCAGCTCTGAACTCTTCGCGCGTCTGAGTCGGCCGGCCTTTGCGTTTTTTCACTTCGTTTACTTTTTCCACAAAGCCTTCCGCTATTGCATCATCAAGAGTCGTGCAGTGCAGACTGAAATTTTTGGGATTGCCGAGAACTTCAACTTCATTTATGAGTATGGCGAATGTGGATTGTTCACTGCCTTCCGGATCGAACGCTGAAACAATCTCAAGTTGTCCGCCCCACGTGATACACGGGAACGCCATGTCAAAAAGTAATTTCTGATCATTATGCAGGTCAAATTCATCCAGAAGAATATCACCGCCTTTTCCGGCGAAAGCGTAAGGATTGCTGGAAAGCGAAACTATCCGCGCGCCGTTCTCAAATTCCACAATAAACGCGGTGATCCCATGTTCCTCATCCACAACCTGGACATTATCCCCCTGTGTGCCTTTCGCTATCACATTCGCGGCCTTGCACCAGGTGGATACATAATCGGTTACAAATTCTTTTGCAGTCTGCAAATCGCGGGAGCTTACCCACTGGACAAACTTAGATCCTTTGTCTTCCCGCAGACATTTACGGACGCAACCGTAGCTTGTTCCGTATGTAATCCCGATCCGGCGGGATTTCTTATAAAGCTTCATAGGAGATTCATCAGTAATCCAGCGAATCTGATATGGCAGAAAATATTTTTTATCTTTTGATTCCATTATCGCACACCCAATGCCGCGTCGAGATCTTCGGCTACTTTTTTACTGTCGACTTCCTTATTCTGTCTTCCCGTGATTTCCGTGATTTTCGCTGAGAGTTCGGCGATCTGCGCCTGATATTCCGCTTCGCGTTCGGCGAATTCGCGTCTGGCCTCTTCTTTTTCGGCGGAGATGCGGTTGCGGTTGTAACTGGCGACGGCGCGGCTTATGGCCGTCAGCTCCTTCGGCTCCAGTTCGTCGCCGGACTGCAGTTTCTCAATGCAGATATTCAGTATTTCATAATCCGCGATCTTCGCGATATTTTCAGCGCCTTTCCCGCCATCCACAATAAGAGCGGCGATGTTTTTGCGCCGCATGTCCCGGCCCCATTTCGCCATGCTGGCGCGGTATTCGTCGTATTCATCGCTTTCGCGATAGGCGCCGAAGCTGCTGTTGTGCAGCGTGAGATGCCTTTCGGCGGCCTCGGTGGTGATGTCGGGATCGCGCCTGATCTCGTCATAGGTGGCGCCGTCGTAAAGCATGGCGCAAATCTTCAGGCGCGTTTCGCCGGAAAGTCTCGCTATATTGTTCCGCTGTCTCGACATATCGTTATATTTCCCCCGTTTTGATATCAAACATTCCCTCTGCCACAACGATCATCTCATCCTGTTTATCAGCCGGAACACTCCATCCGAACGCCGGAAAATCCGGCATGTTGTCCAGACGCACCAGCTTCACAAATTTGTCTGCGGCGGCAATGGATTCTTCGGTGTGTTTTTCCCAGACGGAGTCGCCGCCTATCCGAACGGCCATGTACATGATTTCACGCCGGAGCCAGTTCACTCCCAGGTCGGCCATGAACTCCAGGAAAATTTCATCGCAAACAGCGCGGCGGAAAAGTTCCGTCTGGTAAAGAGCGTCGTGCAGTATCGCCGCCAGGAGATATCTGGAAGCGTACGGAGAACCGATGGAATCCCAGAAACGCTTCGGCACGCTGGCGCCGTCGCAGCGGAATCCTGATTTCAGCAGCACCGAATAATTCCGGCTCAGCAGATTGAAACGCACATTTGAAAGCAGCTGTATGTCATACCGCCCCTCTTTCCGGTTCCATACCGGAGTCCAGGAGGGGAGGCCTATAACCTCGAAACGCTCCATCGGAGCGTCCGGAGGTATAAAAAGCTGCTGTTTTTTATCAATCATTTTTTTCTGTTCAGGGTTTCAGTTTCGAGTATGTGTTCACAGATGTGTCTATAAATTCATTCAGCCCCATAAGCACGTCTTTTGTTGTGGAATCTGTACTGATTTTTCGTTCAACCACCTTGCCGTCTTTCAGTTTTTCCGTTACTGTTATGGTCCGGAGGAATCCGCTGGCTTCGCCCTGAGAGATAATTCTTCCCGAGCCGTCGCGAATCACATAACTCGCGCATCCGCTTAAAAGCGCCGCCATTCCGATGAGTATTATTAATTTTTTCATTGTTTTTTCTCCCGTCTTTTATCGCCTTGACAGGCCAGAACTTCAGAACTTCAGAACTTCAGAACTTCTTAACGCTCTCGGGCCCCAGACGAACACATCCTTTTTGTATTCGGGGTTCACCTGCCGTCGGCCTTTTTCGCTGATCCGGCAGTATTCTCCATCGAATTCCTCATACTCCTGCAGAAATCCCGCCGAGCGCAGCTTGCGCCACTGCTCTTTAATTTCTTCCAGTGTGGGTTTGATAAAAAGGAACCCCGGATATTCCAGCAGATCGTCCGCCTTGCATGGCATGTCGTAATCCTGAAGCGCCTTCAGTATCTGCTGCCGTATAGCGTATGTTTTGTTTTCATTCATAGTTAAAATTCCCCATTTTCATACCATGCTGCCGTGAGCCCGTTTGCATTCCTTCAATGACTCGTTCACGTTTTTGATAAAATCGTTGTTGTTCCGGATATCGGCGCGCTGGGCGGCGTTCTCCTCCCGAGTCGCGTCCAGCTTGTTCGAAATTGAAATCATTTCCCCCTTCAATGATTTCATTTCCGAACGAATGTTTTTCAATTCGGTAAGGAATCGCTGGTTCAGGTCTTCTTTCAAATGCGAATCAACCTTGGTTTCGATTGTTTTGATTTTCTCGTCACGGAGGGTTTTAAGGTCGTCCTTCAGCGCGGTTATTGTGTTGTCGGTCTTTGTGCGGTAATAAAAAAATATCGCGGTCAACGAGCCACCGGATAACACTCCGCCGATCGCGCTGCTCACGATCAGCTTTAGCCAGGCTTCCATTCCATTCATAAAAAACTCCTCTCAAAAACGGGCGGCCTTTCCGGCAAGAGTGAAAAGAGCCGCCATTGCCAAAAAAATAAGGAACACTCCTTTCACTATATAGGGGGTTTGTTGCAGGTTTTTCGGGGCAAAACAGCGTTAAAGCATTGAGTTTAACAATACTTACGTGTTGCATGAGAGGAACAGCCAGGGAAAGCCAACATAAAAAAGACAAAAAAAAGACCCCGGCCGCTAATCAAAGCGGCCGGGGCCAAACCAAGGGGGGGAAGATTAATTTATTTTTTTAGTTTATTTTTTTGCCGGGATTGTTTTTCGAATTCATCTAACAACACAAAAGTATTTACCGTATCTAAATACAGAGCGGGATAAACAGATATTCTACTCGTCATATTGGAAACAAATTCTCGTAAATAAGGTATGATATGTGCCAAAGCAACAGCATTGTGAAAATCAGACCATTTCATTGCGGATTTCCCATTTCGTTTATATGTTGCGACAAAAGTGCAAGTAAACTTAAAAGGTGGCTTTTTTACTTCTTTAAACAAATCAAACCCGACAGTTAAAAATAGATTGTCATCATCAATAAATCTATCAAAAACAGTTAAGGCTAAAGTATATTTTAACTCAACATCTTCTGAAACGTCTATCTTGCCAATATTCGCATCATAGAGAGATACGTTCTCTATACTTATACCGGGATTTTTCTCTTTATTCATGTTTATGCAACCAAAGCGAATTCAACATCAAGACTTTCGCTTTGTTCCTTTGTTTTATTTTTTATTGTCCTACTTGCAATATCAGAAAAATTCGCTGCCATTTGCTGGGTTCTTCTGTATTCAACAAAAATTTCACTATGGGTAAATAAAGGGTACGAAGGGTTTCCGATTCCAGTACCAGAGGCATCCCAAGCTTTTGTTGGGTAATATTTCCTAGTTGTTTCAGTATCGCGAACAAAAACAAGCAGATGGCGATCTGTTTTTACAAATTCATCATCCAGTAAACTATATATCTGATCTTCAATTTTTTGCTTGAATTTTTTAGGAACATTAAACACTCCCAACTCCAAAACTGATTCGTCAGATAAAGGAGATTCTTCAAAGGCAAATGAAAAATCCCTGAATATCCCTCTTAAGCGATCAAGAATAGCTTCTTTAAATTTAACTATATCCATTTACCCTCCAATATGAATAATACGACTTTTATAATGTTTCATTAACTCTTCCGCATCTGAAATGGGAATTCCCTTTAATTCTGCAGATTCTACATGCTCAGGTTTGTAGTCAGCTTTAATTCTCAAAGCTTGCCATTTCCTAAATGATTTATAATATTTATCTTTTTTGTATCCGCCATAATTTCTGACAAAATCCAGCATCAAACTATGTTTGCTATCTTTTTTATTTATTGTAATGCCTACATTTTGAGTTGCATCTATATAAATAAGTTGGAAAAGAGCGTAGTAAATTCTATTTGCAGCCGCATTTGGATATTTATCTATAAGTTCTTTTCCAAGCTTCCAATTATCTTCTGCTTTTATTTTCATCTATGACTCCATTCGGACGCTACTATATTGCCGCTTTCAAGTTTTGCAAATTCAATTCCAGAAATCTTATTTCCTACTTCCCCTTCAGCCCCGGAAGCGAGATCTTAACCTCCTCCATCGCTTTCGCCGCGGCTTCGTTCAGCAGTTTCCGCACAGCTCCGACAATCTCTTCCGGAGTAACCGCCACACCATGTTCCTGCTTGAGGTTCCGTTTAATCAGATTGATGGATTTTTCTGACAGTATGGCGCCGATAACACTTTCCGGTCGGAGAACATGCGCTTTCTGCCAGAGCTTGTCGAGTCCGCCCTTCTTTATATTTTTCAAGGATATCAGGCTGAATTTTTCGGCCAGATCATCCGGATTGTCAGCAAGCAGATTCCATCTGTGCAGCATCTTTGTTTCCGGAGGCTGCCCGAACTGTACATGATGCAGTTGCCAATCGACTCCGTTTGTAAGCAGAATCCATTCACACCCCGCATTGATAGCATAAGAAGAAACTTGTTTTAAATGTTTTTTGCCAAGCGCGAGGCACGCCCTTTTCAGTTCCACCATTACAATAGGTTGCGCTTCCGGCCCCGGTTCAAGCTGAATCGCGAAATCGACATGTTCGGTCTCGCCGGCTCCCTTCACTGCCCGTTCCCTGGAGAGATGCTTAAACACGTCATACCCCATAACCGATTCGAAAATACGCTCCACGCGTCTTCTTGTTTCCGCTTCGTTTCCATCCATATCCACACAAGCCTGCATGATTCTGGCGGCATCGGAAATTGCCCGGATCACCTCTTTGTTTTTTGCGGAATTCGCGGATTTTTTCTGTTTGGATTTGCGCGGTACCGCTTCGGCCGCGATAAAAATATGAGCGCAATTTTCATCGGCGCATTGAACCTCGCAATCAAGCATATCATCATCAATAACATATTCGGCTTTGCATTTCGGGCATCTAATATTCATTTCCTCTCCTTTCCTGTTATTTCACCAGGGTTTTTATGTATCTCACCTTTTCAGGCGTGATTATTATGAATTTTTTTCCTTTGCATTTCGGGCAGGTTTTATAGTCAAGCTTTTTCGGTATTTTTATTTTCCCGCGCCCCCCGCAAAGCGGACATTTTTTCTTTACCGCCGGGATAACTTTCTTTTTGTAAACATAGAGATCGTTTTCCGCCATGTAAGCGGCAAACTGCTTTTGCGTTACCGGCGCGAGTGGAATGCAAAGCGGCGCGTTCCCGGCATCCCCGGGATTTTTTATCAGCACAACTCCCTTGTAGCTGGATGATTTCTTAATGTCGCCAGGGTGAGCGTCTATAGTTACGGGATAATCTATATATCTGACCTCACGTACGGTGCGCGGCTTAAAATTATACAGGCCGTTCCTTGTAAGGGAATCATTGTTTCGTTTTACATAATATTCGGGATATTCAGTCTGAACAATGAAATATTTTTCAGAAGTCATAATGACAGTGCCCCTGACCAATGCCACATCGCCTTTTTTAAGCCCCGGAGTTATTTCCTGAAGCGATCCGTTATGTTGATTCCGGATATCATAAACCTTGCCCGCTTTGTCAGCATACAGAAAAGCCTTGAAGTAATCATACATTTTCGCGAACTTCGCAGCATTAACCGGTTTGCCTCTGTATGTATAGGAATTTCCGGCTGTAAGCATACAACCCCATATGATGCAAATGAATATCAACAAATGTCTTTTCATAAATCTTATCCGCTTATTTCATCCTCGATATTTTTTCCGTCTCAGTGTTTTCAAAATCAGTCATTAATTGCTTCTCCGCCTCCAGAAAAGAGCACCCGGGGCGATGCTTAGTTCCCCACGGTGTGATAATCAAAAATGAATCCCTGCTGTAATATTGTTCAAATAAATCCAATTGAATCATATCGTCTAAGCTATCGCTGCAGAATCCCCCCTTAAATTGTTCTTTTTTTTATCGGTTTTCTCTGTTTCCCACTCTTTTTTCTTTTTCTTCAGCCAGGTCAGGACTTCCAGTATCTCCTCTTCATTAAGCTTAATTATTTCCTTTATCGCCAGTCTTGCATAATCTCCGGAATCATCAAAAGGGCATTCTTGACGTCCAGTTAACTTACATTTGAATGGCGACGTCTTTTGACGTCCCGCATATTGCTGATGGGTTACTTCCTGTTCTATTCCAAATCTCAACAAAGGCGGTAAATACTTTTTTAACAATGGATACAGTTTTTCCCAGTTGTCATCGCTTATTGATTTTACTTTCAGATTTATATAGCGTGAGATATTCTGCTGGTTGACTCCGGATAACTTCGCCATGCGAAAACTGGAACCGTTTTCAGTCACTGCTTTCAAAAGCGCATTATGTATTTCTTCGGTTATTTTCATGCTTACCTCATATAAAAGCTAACACCGAATAATTTTTTTTCAACTTTTTTTTATTTTTCTCTTGAATTAACATAAATGAGCAGTACGTTTATAGCTAACAGTAATGAGATATTAAGCAATCCATACAAGAGTAACAATGACAAATTTGAAAAAAATGCTTTTGAAAAAAGGAATCAGTCAAACTGAGCTTGCCCGTTTATCCGATGTTGGCAAGGATAATGTCAATAAACAAGTCAAAAGCGGAATCAAAACCATCAGGGTAGCGAAACGCTACGCAAATATTCTCAAGTGTTCACCATTGGAACTTATCGATATATAAGGAGGAACTATGACGACCCGTGAAATAAAAAGCGGCAGCGGACTGAGATTGAGACTGATCCATTTCGACCGCGAGGATGAAACGTTCTGGCGGAGCTTCTTCAACGGCTGGAAATATTTTTTCGCCAGCCGCAGACGGAGACGCCAAAGAATCCGGAGGAAGTCGGCGTGAGCAGGTGCGGCCGGAAGTGTGAGGTCTATTCGCGGGTGTGCGGCTACTTCCGGCCGGTGACAAGGTGGAATAAGGGAAAAGTCGCGGAGTTCGCGGACAGGAAGCCATTTAATATAAAAAAGTACAAAACAAAAAAGGAGGATTGAATGAGAGAAGCCGTCGATCTGGAAACACCGTTTGAGATTCTGGCGCGCAAGGAGGAGCCGCCTGCGGAAAAACATTACCGGAGTTGTTTGACATTCGATGAAATACTGGAGCTGGTGGAGTGGGCCACCGCGAACAAAGAAAAGTGGCCGACAGTGAAAGCGAAACTGCGGAATCCGCACCTTACATGCAGAGAGATTGCACACATGCTCGGGATAAACGCCAGTACCGTGGTAAGGCACCTGAGAGCCGCGAAAACAAAAAGAGCGATAGCGTAAAGGAGACAACACAATATGACGACGCAATTATCAGACAACAGGGAATTCGAATCAGCCACGGTGGCCGAAGCCGACGCGAACTTCGCGAAATTGGCGCAACTGGAAATTTCCATCAAAGCCAAAAAGGCCATCGCCGAAAAAAAGATCGCCGACATAAAAGCAAAACTCGATAACGACACAGAATTTGACGCCGCGGAATACAACGAGCTCGCTGAATGGCTTAATAATTATATACTTGCCAACAAAGAACGATTCCAGAAACCGAGAATGCGAAAGACCGAATACGGCAAGTACGGCCTGGGCAAAGCCACAAAACTGCAGGTCAAAGACGAAAACGACGTAATCGCGTTCGCCGATGAAAACGATCTCCCGCTCTATAAGACAAAAAAAACCATTGACAAAACAGCGATAACCGACGCAATCAGCGACGGCGTGAAAGTCCCGGGATGCAAAATCGTCTCCGGAGACATAGCGAAATTCGACGTGGATAAGAAGCTGCTCAACGCGGCCATCAAAAAATAGGAAAAGGACTATTTTCGCGGAGGATATATCATGGAAATGCAATATGTGAGAACTCTTCTGAAACGGAAACGCCTTCAGTACGAGGTAAAACTCGCAGGCAGAATTCATAGAGGCACCATCAACAGGACACAGTTCCTGAAAGACACGATAGATATCCCTCCAAACGCGGAAATAAATGTTGATATTCGATCGTCATCGGTTGTCATACACAGCGATTATTCACTGACAAGAGAGGTGATAAGTTGATTCTGATAAGCGGGCGGGAGGGCACGCATATCATTAAAATATATAAGGATAAAGAATATTATGGCAGATTTAAAAGAAAAAGTTCAAAGAGGATTTAATTGCAAAACTGTTTATTTGAAAAACTTGAAACGGCTTGAGGTTATAATCCAAAAGGCCAGGTTGTGCAGAATGGAAACAAAATTGATTATAGGGATTGTTATATATTCTGCAAGGTGGCATTTCCCCTCAACAGTTGAAGGAGAAAAAAACTGGTTGGATTGGGCTGTATATCACAGTAAATATGACCATGATACTTGTAGGTTGCTTAATTTATTAGGCAAACATTTATCCAAAAGAAAATATGACGCAAATGATCTCCATAATCTATTTGAAGTTAAAAATCATATAGAGAAATCAATTATGTAAAGATTCAGCTTTTATTACCCCCTAAAAGGGGGTAATAAAAGCGAAGAAAAAGAAAAGGAAGCCGTTTTTTTACAAAAGTTTTCACATTTTGAGGCTAAATAAGGCAAAGTGTAGTGATACTACACTTGTAAAAAGGAGAAGTAATGAAAGTAAATGATATCATAAAAAGCGTAGAAAACGGACAAGTTCCTGAATCTGAAGAACTTAAGGTCACTTATATAAAAGAATTAAACAGAGTGTTTTCAAGTATTACTCCCGTTTCCGCAATTCTGATAGCCGCCGCCAGAAAAGACCATTTTCAAGACAGCGAAGACGGAGCGGGAGAATGGCTTGAGTGGGCAAAAAACAACTTCGGATTCACGGATTCCTATATCCACCAGATGCGCAAGGTGGGAATAATGCTGATCCAGACATTGGAAGACAATAAAACCTTATATAAGGAATTATTGTCGCTGAACTTTGATAAACTGTATTATCTCTCGCGACTTGAAATTGATTCGTTTAATTCTGTCATTAAGGAAAACGATATTCACGCAATGACCCGGGATGAAGTCCGGGATATTATAAACGCCGAGATTGGCGGATCCAAACCTCCACAAAAAAAGAAAGCCACCCCGACAAACCCCAATAACCTGATGTGGCAGCCTGAGTTCCATGACATCGTAAACGAGGTGGCGGCCTGGGACGAAGAATTCACAGCGGCAGCCGCCGAAGACGAACGAATAGACCCTTGGATATCCGCGAGAGGCGGACTAAGTCTGATAGATATTTCAATACGGCGCATTCGCGGAGGAGCGCTAATGCGGGAAGAATACAGGGAAGCCTTGATTCAAACCCTTGAAAAAGATATTGAAGAATTAAAGGGTATAACCCAGGAGAATTGAAATGGCGCTTCCAGTATTAAAAAATTCATCATTGCCCGCTCCGGCGGCAAAATCACGGATGATAAATTTTCCCGCCGCCGGTATAGCAAAGGCGAAAAACAATCCACCAAGACAGGAACTTCCAACAAAAGCACGTGAAACAGCGAATGAACGACTGATGTTCTGCAAAGAAGTTTACTCACTGATCCAGGGCGGCGCGTCCCAGGCCGACGCCGTGGCAGTGGCCGCTACAAACACAGGCCTTTATCCAAGGCTCGTCAAAGCCGGCAAAGGCGGGAAAAGCGCTCTTACATTATCCAATTACCGTTCATGGATGCGCAGGCTCGGAAAAATAAAAGGCGGCAAACAACCGGACTGGGAAAACTCCGACGCCCTCGCCGATCGTTACACTCTGACTGTTCGCGGCGCGAAAGGCGATCCCAGATGCTGGAAAGCTTTCAACGCATTTTATCTCAATCCAAACAAACTATCCCTTTCCAAGGCATATAAAATGATGGTGAAGCTTTGTAAACAGAACGGCATTACCGATATCCCCACCGAACGCGAAGTGCGGTACTGGATGAATACTCACGCCGACCAGGCCGCGGTACTGGCGGCCAGAAACGGAACAACCTGGGCGGAAGATCATCTGATGGGGTACATTCGCCGCGACTGGAGCGCCGTGACTCCGAACGAATGCTGGATCGGCGACCATCATATTTTCGACGCGCCCGTGAAAGTCTGGGATGAAACCGAAGGAAAATGGAAAGCCGCGCGCCCTTGGCTTACCGGATGGATCGACGCGAAAACTCTTTTCTTCGTGGGCGTTCATATAGGCGTGGATGATCCCAGCAGCACTCAGATACTCTCAGCCCTCCAGAACGGCATCCGCCTTAACAACAACACTCCGCCGAAAATGCTCTACAATGATAACGGAAAAGATTATCTGAAACGGGGATTCACCGAAGAATTCATACCCAAGGGAACCGAGAACAAACACGCCATAATCAATGAACTCGGAATTAAAAACATCAACAGTCTGCCATATCGGGGAAGATCGAAAACGATCGAACGCATGTTCGGTGAGGTCTGCACAGGATTTTCAAAAATCTGGGCGGCATACCTCGGAAGCCGGCCGGACGCGCGCCCCGAGGTGGCAGGCTTTTTCTGGAAAGAACCACAATATCTGCCGACTCTGCAGGAATTCTGCGAAGCCTTCGCAAAGTGGCTGCATGACGATTTCCACGCTAAAAAACAGGACGGAAAAATTCTTGAAGGCAAATCTCCCGGCGAAGCCTGGACTCCAGGTACCGGCGGCGTGCGTTTCAGCGACCACGATCTTTACTTCAGCCTGCTGCTGCCATACTCCGGAAACTGCCCGAAAGTAGGAAGAGGCGGCGGGATAAGCGTTAATGGAAAAGAATTCAGGGCAAATGAACTTCTGGGACTCTTCGGCCAGAAAGTAATGGTGAAACTGGACGTGGTCAACGGCGGCAGCCCTCACGCATATACTCTAGATGGCAGACATATTTGCAAACTCGAACCTACCGCCACCGTGCCGGCTCTTGCAACAGCCGAAAAAGACCGCGAAATGATCAGCGCCGAAATGAAACGCCAGAGAGGAGAACTCAAGCGGGCCTTCGCCATCGCTGACCAGATGAGCAATGGCATGCGCCAGGTGGCCCCGCAGGAACTCATGAGATTGCAGCCCGGCGAAGACGCGCGATTAACCAGGATAACATCAAAAAGTAAATCCGTAAAAGGCGGGTCTCACCGCTTCTCAATGCTCATAGTGAAAAACTCTAAGCAGGAAGATATAATTACGGAAATTGAAAACCGCGAACTTACCAGAGGCGAGGAAAAAACAAAAAAACTTCTCGAATTCGGACGCGAAATCGCCAATGAAAATATCGAACCGGAAGTCAGCATGGAGGATATCGCCGACTTCCATAATGAAATAGTCAACTCTGAAAAAAGGAGGAGCGAGTATGACAACGAGGAAAGCTGGTAGCACAACCGGCAGCAGCAAGTTCGAAGCGCACGGAATATCTAATCCGGCGCCGGAAGCCGCGATGAGCAGAGATGTCATAAATATGAATTATGACATGTTCAAAAAAGGAATCAAAGATTATACGGAAAAAGAGCAGCAGCTTCTTGAATGGCTCTGGGGATACGCGTTTTCCGACCTACGTGGTTCCAAGTCCGCCCTATGCGACGCGGTCGGCAAAGATTGGACGGTGCTGCTCAAGGTGTTCCAGGGCACGTATGACGCTCGACTGGATAATCTCTGCCAGGATATCGAACATCTGAAAAAAAAGGTCGACGCCGGCGGAACACGACTGGTGGAAACAGTGGTTACCAAACGAATCGAAGAGGCCCTTGATTACGCCAGAGACACAGCGTCAATGGTGGTTATCACCGGCACAACCGGACGCAGTAAAACATTCACCGCCCGACACTGGGCTCGCCTGAATAATCACGGCAGATCCAAATATATACGCGTTGCGTCGAGCTCGTCCAGAGGTATGTTTATCAGGCAGCTTTGCAAAACTTGCGGAATCGGCATCAACGGCAAAAACATCCGGGATCTGGAAGAACGACTTTTCAAAGCATTCGATTATAAAAACGTTCTCATCGTTGACGAGGCCGGACATCTGCTGCCGACAGGCCGAGGCAAAGGCGGAGGATGTATGGAGTTCCTGCGGGACATGCACGATATTTGCGGATGCGGCGTGGCAATGATATTCACTGACGTTTATCTCGATGATATGAAAGCCGGATCACACGCAAGCTATTTCGAGCAGTTTATCGGGCGCATTGGCTTCGAAGTCAATATACCACAGGAAGTTTTGAAAGCCGAAGTAAAAGCCATTGTCAGTAGTTTCCGACCGAATCCGCCGACAAACCTGCTCTCGTTGGCGTTGCAGATAGCGCGCAGCAGAGACGGTCGGCTCCGGACTCTTTTCAAAGACCTGCAGCGCGCAACAAACTGGGCGAACAAACATAACAACCCGTTGAACGCCGACGCTCTGAAACTCGCATCCGAATGGCGGCTCTCCGGAGGCGTGTGGCCGGAATAAAGGTGATATTGTGATTCCGAAAAAAGAGATAGCTCGAATCAAAATAGCTCAGAAAAACGCCGGAATTGACGATAAGACATACAGAAAAGTTTTATTCGATATATCCGGCGTTTCTTCCTGTACGGATTTGGAACCATACCAGGTACCGGATGTGCTGAAAGCCATCAAAGAACTTGGCGAGGATCGCAAGGGATGGAAGGCTGCGCAAATCGCGAAATTCAGACAATATGCGAAGTTCGCAAATATGTCGCCCGCAGAATCGCGCGTTTTTCTTTCAAAAACTCTGAACATCGCCGTCCGGGAAGATGATCCACATCTCACCCAGGAGAACTTCGATGTCGTCATGGCGGCAATCGAAGCCGAGCTGGAATTGCGAATCTCGCAAGGCGAAGTTGCGAAACCTGCAAAAATCAGAATCACTTACTGGCGGGACCGGAAACCCAGAGGAAACGAAAGCAACTCAAGGGAAACTCATAAGGTATGGGAGATTTGGTTCGAATTGCAGAAATTCCTTGACGATGAACGAAAACAGATAAGCTATCTCCTGGGAATCGCGTCACAGGCTTGCAATAAAACAATAACAGAAATTTCAGATATGACTTCCGGAGAAACATGGCTCGTAATCGAAGCGCTGAAAGCGCGACTCAGCCAGGAAATAGATAAACTCGCTCGGGAAGTCCCATTCTGATTCGGAGGCAACATGAAACATTATATACTATATACATTATATGTATTCTCTATTCCTTTTATATATATATTGGGGACAATTGCGATTGTCGCTGTTTGCGCGAAGGACGCGGCCGAGGAATTTTTTTTCGAATTGTCAACAGTAAAATGGTCGCTCCCCTTAAAATACGCATCATTCAAGAAAACCTTCTTAAAGGAAAAATCAAAATGAAAACACGACCAATACTTTTTATTTCAGAAATGGCAAAAGCCATTCTCGATGGGCGGAAAACGCAAACGAGGCGAGCCTTTAAAACACAACCATTAGGATATGATCCAGTCCTTAACAAAAACGGGATATGGGAATTCTGCGATGATATAGATCCCGATCCATTGCATTTTCACAAATGCCCGTACGGCCAGATCGGCGATAGACTCTGGGTTAAGGAAACTTACGCTCTGTTCATTGATGAGATTATATTTAAAGCGGATAATCCCGAAAAACATTCTGGATTTACAAGATGGATTTCCGCGCGATATATGCCTCGTCAGTACTCAAGAATTGAATTAGAGATAACAGACATCCGTGCTGAGCAAATACAGGAGATAACTGAAGAGGATGCCAAAAAAGAAGGTGTTACCCCTCTTCCGGAAAATGATGAGACGTTGGCAAATTTTATCGCAATGAAAACCGGCTGCAGATATAAACCGGCATTCAGTTTTTTATGGGACGCAATAAACCAAAAACGCGGCTACGGCTGGGACGTGAATCCGTGGGTCTGGGTAATCGAATTCAGGAGAATTGTCAAATGAAGATACTAAAAGCAAAAATTATATTCCTTTTTACTGTACTAATATTAACGGGTTGTTTTAACCACACAATATACGACTACACAACCAGTCATGATACGATAGTGGAGCGTAAGGGTAATTACTTCGTTGTCAGAAGAGAAACCAGAAGGCTTATCGTAACAGTGGAATATATCGAGACAAGACAAAAAAATACGAAACCTATGGATGTGAATGCGTTTCATTTCTCAATAAAACCATACGAAAAAAATATGAACCGGAAATCAATAAAAACAAGGATAAATAAACCATGACCTTCAACGTATTCAAAAAAATATTTCGGGAGTGTGGCTCAGTCAGGTTAGAGCGGACGGCGCGCCGTAATCCAGCAAGTCAGGTCGCAGGTTCAAATCCTGCCACTCCCACCATTGTTCAGGAAATAGAACTGCCAAAAATAAAATGCAAATGCGGCAACATAATAACTCCTGGAAAAATAATCACTCCGTGTGTCAAAGTAATAATATATTGCAGTCGTTGCGGCAAACGCAATGTTTTAAACGAGGTCATAACATGAATATCCGTAAACATATATTAAAACTGAACGAAGAAGGAATAAAGGCTGTCGATCAATACTTGAACGCTGAAATTTACGCGCCTGAGACATCATGTTTTTATGTCGAAATGGCTCTGGAGATGTTCCGGTTCGCCGACTGGCTGGAAGAGCTTCTCGTACTTCGGGAATACGTATCGGATTTGCAGGAGATGAGTCAGATTATATGCAATGATTATATTATTGAAAAACCATTTTGCCGACTGCAGGAGTTGGCTGAAAAATACAGGTATGATCCCGATTGCTCTAAATCTTATATCCCCCGAAAGATAACTTCAAGGAATAAAGAAATATGAAATATTATTTATATGCCATATTTGCTTCAGGTATTATAATCGCGCCTGCATACTTCATCCCTAAAACAGCTATCCCGTCAGTAAAAAAAACAGTATCTTTCTCAAGAGTGTTCCCGGCGGAATTGATCCACACTGTCGATGGAGATACTATGGATCTGGCTGTCGATCTGGGATTCAATATCACTCTGAAAGGAAGGTTTCGGATACTGAACCTGGACACTTACGAATCCCGGCTGATCCGCGGGACCACGCCGGCTGAAAAAGCGATTGGTCTCCGTGCAAAAAAATATGCGGATAATCTTCTGAAAAATAAAAGTCTCAAAATTATTATCCACTCATGGAAAAAGGATCCATATGGCCGATGGCTATGCGAGATTAAGATAAATGGTAAAGATTTCGCCGCCGAAATGAAAGCCAAAGGATTCCATAAAAATAAAAAATGAAATTACGAAAACAATATTGTGACAGTTGCAAAAAGAAATGGCTTGGCGTTCATGCCCGCTGCCCTTTCTGTGGTAAAAAATTAATTGATAAGGGAAAAGGTAATGTGTAAACAAAAATTCACATCATTTTTTGATGTCTTTTCGTTTGGAAAATTCAAAGATAAAAATTTGAATCTTATCGATGTAATTACAATGGATCCGAAATATGTCATCTGGCTTTATGAAAACGATATTATTGAAATAGATGATTCAATCCAAAGTCGTTTCGACAGGGAGTTGGGATATGAATAAAATAAAAGGAAAGGTTGTTTATGTTTCCGGATGCATGACCGGAATGAAAAACCTTAACAAAGATTCATTCAATTTCGCGGCCGGTATTCTGAAACATATGGGAGCTAAATCCATTATACTCCCGACTATCCTGCCACAGGGGTTGGAATATGATGATTATTTACATATAGATTATGCGATGATTGATGTGTCTGATACCGTTGTTGTCATAGGCGATTGGACAAAAAGCAATGGATCTCCCAAAGAAGTAAATCACGCACTATTACAAGGGAAGGATATTATCCACCTGCAGCATCTTTTAGATCAATTGACAGAAATATCAAGGAAGCCGCATTAAAGGAGGTGATCACAACACTGATTAGATAACAATTTTATCGTTTCAAAGAGAGAGGCGGGCCTCTGGTGGTACCAACACCGTCGGCCTGCAAGATTTAACCAGCGACGGACACTCGTCGCAGTCAAACTTTCGCCCCTCATAAGCGTTTATATAATAGAGTACGGGCGAAGCTTTGCTGCAAGCGTGGCCGTCGCTTTTTTATGGAGAATTAAAAAATGACAAAATTAAAAACAGCATTCCCCTGGTTCGGTGGAAAATCAACCGGCACAATTCAAAATGCAATTCTGAAATGGTTGCCACCACACAAAAGATATGTGGAACCATTCGGCGGGGGCGCTTCTATTCTTATTGCAAAAGAGCCGTCAGAAGTCGAAGTTTACAACGATGTTAATCGCGGTCTCGTAAATTTTTTCCGTGTCATAAGCGATCCGGATTGTTTCGGTAAATTCATGTCGAGAACAATGTTGCTCCCTGTCTCCAGGGAACTCTATGAAGAGTACGCCAGAACATGGCCGGGCATTCATGATCCGGTAGAACAAGCCATCCGATGGTTTGTTGTCGCCAGACAGAGCTTCTCTGGCTCCTTCGGTAATAGCTGGGGCACTACTATTAACTCAACATCAAACGGCATGTCGCAAACAACAGGATCATGGAAGTCGGCACTTAACAGATTGCCCCAAATCCACGAGCGGATGCAACGCGTACAAATAGAGTGTGCCGACTGGCGTGATATCTTAAAGAGGTATTCTGGACATGATTGGTTGGCGTATTGTGATCCTCCATATGTTCTTGGCGCGAGAAAAGCAGGCGGCTATGCGCACGAATTAAGAGACGGTGACCACGAGGATTTGATTAAAACATTACTTGATTATAAAGGCTCTGTAATATTGTCAGGATATGATCATCCTATATATGCACCCCTGCGCGAGAATGGCTGGGAAAAAATAGAAATCCCTGTTGTTTGCAGAGCCGCTGGCAGAACCCGCGCAAGCGGCTTGCAAGGGGTTGGCAAAGTCCTTGCAAAGCAGCAGCGCACTGAATGTTTGTGGCGTAATCCGGAAGCACAAAAAAAGTCCGCACACTAA